CACTAATTATTAGTAAGTTAGAAGAATTTTTTAGAGAGGAAAGTGTAGTGGTTCATAGTAATCGTTTGATTGATGAACTATTGACTTTTGTCTATGTAAATAATAGAGCAGAAGCTATGTCAGGGTATAATGATGACCTTGTGATGTCTTTTGCTATTGGCCTTTGGGTTCGTGATACTGCATTACGATTAAAAACAGAAGGTATTGAGTTAACAAAAAAGACATTGACCAAAATGATGGACAATGATGGTTTATACAATTCCAACGAGCCAAACAGAAATGATAGTTGGGAATGGGAAACGGGACAAAATAAAGAAAAAGAGTCATTAGAGTGGCTCTTATAAAGTGAGGAAAAAATGGCAGATACAACATTATTTGGAAGACTGAGACGATTATTTGCAACAAATGTAATCGTAAGAAATGTAGGTGGCAAGAAATTAAAAATTGCTGATACAGACCAAATACAATCACAGGTGAAGTCACACCTTGTAGATAGATATTCTAAGTTACATAGTAATTTAGATGTAGCAGGAACAGGATATTCAACTGTTCATCAAATTATGGCAGCAAGGTTGGGATTATTTAAAGATTATGAATCAATGGATAGTGACCCAATCGTTTCAAGTGCATTGGACATTTATGCAGATGAATCAACAATGAAATCTGAATATGGTCAAGTTATTGAAATTAAATCAGACAACGAGAATATAAAACAGATATTACACAATTTATTTTATGACATTATAAATATTGAATTTACTTTATGGCCCTGGGTTCGTAATATGGTTAAGTATGGAGACTTCTTTTTATACTTGGACATTAGTGATAAATACGGAATTACAAATGTAGTTCCACTTTCACCTTATGAAGTCGTAAGAGCAGAGGGTGAAGATGAAGATAATCCATATTATACAAAATTCTATTTAGAAAGTATTGAGGGAGCACACCCATATTTTGGACAAAGGGGCGCATCTAGTAAAGGGAAAGTAGAATTTGAAAACTTCCAAATTGCACACTTTAGACTATCAAATGATAGTAATTTCCTACCTTACGGAAAATCTATGATTGAAGCTACAAGAAAGATTTGGAAACAATTAACTTTAATGGAAGACGCTATGTTAATTCACAGAATTATGAGAGCACCTTCT